AAAGAGTCGGGTGGAGAGGCATTATTGAAGTTGCTGCAAACAGAGATGGATGTGGCAAAGCAGAAGCTGGTTTACGCAGGTGATATGGGGACAATCCACCGCCTACAAGGACGAGCAGAAGCATACGAAGACTTGCTACGGGCGGCTAAAGAGGCGCTGGTAGTGTAATGAAATGAAGCACACCATGACGGGAGCAGCTTACCTACGGGCGCTGTGAAACAGAGTTGGTGCTTTGAGGGGATAAATATGGCGCTGCCAAAACAAGTACAAGCACAGCTTGATGAAGTCGAAGAACTGGAAAAAGAACTAGAGGCCCGTGATGCGAAAGCCAAAGAGGTTGAGCAAACGGATACTGAAGCAGACGATTCCGAACCCGAGACCCAAGAAGCCCTTAAACTTGTGGAGACAGAACCAGCTAACACATCACCGACGGACGTAGAGGACGAGCTTACTTTTGAACAGCGGTACAGAACCTTACAGGGGAAGTACGATGCAGAAGTTCCTAGATTGTACGATCAAGTTAGGGATTTAGAAGACAGGATAGACCGTCTTCAAGCAACAGCCGCTAGACCTAAGTCAGTCGAGCCGACAAAGCCTAAGGCGAAAGTTAGTTATGTGACCGATGAAGATCGGGCTGAATTTGGTGAAGAGTTAATAGACGTTCAAAGGCGTGTGGCGCGAGAGGTTTCTGAGGAATATCAGGAGCAGTTTGCAAAACAAGCTGAGGTTATTAAGGCGTTGGAAGAGAAAATTGCCAACACCGGTAATCAGGTCGGAGCGATGTCATTTACTCAGAGACTGGCACAGCTAGTACCTGATTTTGATGCCGTTGATAAAGATGAACGTTGGATTGCGTGGCTCAACGAGCATGACCCCATGACAAGGGCACCGCGTAGAACTCAGGCTAAAAACGCCTTTGAAGCCGGAGACGCAGAAGCAGTTGCACACTATGTGAGTCTGTTTAAAGGCGAATCCGATACTCAAAAGCCTAAGAGCCAACAACGCCAGACAGAGCTTGAGAAACAGGTCGCGCCAAATCGTTCCGGTAATGGTTCGAGAACGCAGAGCGTAGGTAAAGACTCCAAGATATACTCAGAACGTGAAGTTGAGGCTGTCTGGAACAAAATCCAAACTCTGACTGTTCGAGGTCAAGCGGACGAAGCGGCTAAACTTGAAGCTGAAATTACGACTGCTTACATTGAAGGTCGTGTCCGACACTAAAGTGTTCACACGTTAGCAGTTGTTGTAACCAACAGGAGGCCATCATGGCTGCTATTTTTCCCGTAACGGGACCATATGATACTAACCCGTCGTACTCCGGCGGTTTTATTCCACAACTTTGGTCGAAGAAGCTAAACGCTAAATTCTACGCCAATACAATGATGACTGAGATTGCCAACACCACTTGGGAAGGCGAAATCAAGAACCAAGGCGACTCGATTCGCATCCGTACTGCACCGTCCATTACAATCAATGACTACGCAGGTGCGGGTACTACTCTGGCTTCAGAGGTTCCAGTGCCAATCTTCACTGACTTGCAGATCGACAAAGGTAAGTATTTCAGTGTCCAAGTCAACGACGTGCTCGCGCATCAGGCTGACTTAGACTTGATGAACATGTTTACTGACGACGCTGCCAAACAGTTGAAAATCGCAATCGAGAACGAAGTGTTCTTCCAGTGGTTTGTAACTGAAGGCGCTGACGCAGCTAACGAAGGCGACGCCGCTGGTGCTCTTTCTGCTGAGTATGACCTCGGTACAGACATGGCTCCTGTTGATCAGGCTACACCCGGAAACGTTTTGGAAACTATCCTCAAAATGTCTGCGGCACTTGACGAGCAGAACGTCCCAGAAGATGGCCGTTGGTTGATTATCACACCATATGACCGCCAGTTGCTCATGCAAACTGACATCGCGCAAGCGTACTTCACAGGTGACTCTGCTTCTACGATCCGTACTGGTAAAATCGGCATGTTAGACCGCTTTACAGTGTACGTGTCTAACTTGTTGCCAAAAGGTGGCCCTGACAGAGCAATGGTTCCCGGCCTTAGTGCTACTAGCTCTGGCGGAACTTTAGCCGGTGCTAAAAACCGTCGTCAGATGGTCGGTGGTACCAAGGCAGCTTGTGCGTTTGCTTCGCAAATCAACAAGACAGAGCCACTTCGTAACCAGACTGACTTCGGCGACATCGTTCGCGGACTTGCAGTGTATGGTCGCAAAGTAGTTAAGCCAGAAGCGCTTATCACAGCTATCGTTGGCGCAGCCTAATAACGACTAACCTGCGGGAGGGGTTCGCCCCTCCCACTTCAACGACAGGAGAGCTGTTATGGATGTAGTTGATCGCATTAAAGCTGTTGGCGGTGAGTTTGTTAACAACAAGGCTAGGGTCCGAGTCGGTGACAAGCGTGTGGTAATCGCACGCATGGTAGACGATAAGATGACACTCACCCCTGAGGGTGTAGAGTTTTTAAAGACCTCTGACAACAAACCTAAAAAAGCCGCAGCCAAACCTAAAAAGGTGTCTGCTGATGACGACAGTTAGGGTCACAGATATAGTCCGACGGGTAGAAGATGTCCTCCAAGACACCAATGTTCGTTGGCCTAGGCTCGAACTTCAGAATTGGATCAATGAGTCGTATCTGACAATTACACTACTTAGGCCGGACGCTAACGCTGAGTCCGGTACTTTTACGTGCGTCGCCGGAACTAGGCAGGTTTTGACGGATAGTTTTCCTACAGCCCTACGCTTACTCGATGTAACTAGAAATGTAGCGGATAAGTCCAGTAAGAAGGTAGTCCGCTTGGTCGCTCGTAGCGGCTTGGACGACCAACGCCCCTCGTGGCACACTGACGAAGAAACGCTTAATATTCAGCAGTTTATGTTTGATCCTAGACAGCCGAAACAGTTTCTTGTTTACCCACCTGCGTCGGATGAAGCAGAGCTTGAGGTTGTATACTCAAACTCACCCGAGACGCACAAACTTACAGAAGCCGAACTAGACCCCGTTGGCGGTAGTAGCGAGGTTATATTCCTCGACGACAGCTACACTACACCGATCATCGACTGGGTTTTGTATCGTGCGTACTCCAAAGACGCAGAAAGTGGAGCCAACGAGCAGCGTGCCGCAGCTTCATACTCGGCGTTTAACAACACAATAGGTGCCAAGATTAAAGCAGACTCTGCTGCGGCACCCGGAAGTGGGGCGTAATGATACTAGCTTGGGATAATTTTTACGACATGATACAGCCCTACCTACCGGGCTGTCCTGAGATCGTTATCGACCAACACCTACAGCAAGCTGCCGCTGATTTCTGCGAGCGCAGTGAAGTGTGGCGGTACGACTTAGAGACTGATTTCACTATTCAAGGTCTGAGGGACTACCAGCTTGAAGCCCCGACGGGTGCCAAGATTGAAAACGTAGGCTCGCTGTACTTAGAGGGAACTAGGCTAGAGCGGGTTTATGATCTCGATTTCAAGATGTTCCCCATGGCGGCTAATTCAAGACCTTCTCGTTATGCAATCTACATGGATCAGGAACTCAGGTTCTACCCGACACCCGACGCCAAGTATGGATTTACGGGTAACGCAGTAATCAAACCATCGCGCACCGCGATAGGCGTAGAAGACTTTATTTTCGAGACCCACAGTAGGGCTATATCCAGCGGAGCCATTGCGTCTTTAGCTGCCATTCCCGGCAAGGAGTGGACTAACCAAGAACTAGCTATGGTGTACTCTATGGGTTTCAAAAAACATATGGATGACGCCAGAGGCAGAGACACACGAAAAGCACAGATGCGCGTAGACAGCGTTCATTTTGCTTAATCAGGAGCGGTAATATGATACCCACATGCGCAGTTACGTGTACCATGTACGACCAGAACGGCCAACCAGAAGAAGGTGCGGTCGTTCGTGCTAAGTTGAACCGCTATGAAATTTACGATGGGTACGTTGTACCTGAGATGGTTACGGGTATCTGCGACCAGTTTGGTCAGTGTACGCTTGACCTATGGCCTAATGAGCTAGGGGCTACGGAGTCGCTGTATGACATTACTCTTGTGGGTGAAAAAGGTCGTAAGCTACAAACTCAAGCTGCGGTTCCCAACGTTCCGGCGGCTGACCTACACAATATTTCCCTAATACCTCCATACCCGGGCAAGTCGGACGGGCAAATTTCACTGGAAGAAGCGCATAAGGCTGCTACCGAGGCTAAAGCCGCAGCAAAAGCAGCCAAGGAAAGCGAAATTGCCGCTAAAGCGAGTGAAGACGCAGCTAAGATAAGCGAAGATAACGCTAAGATAAGCGAAGACAACGCTAAGGTTAGCGAAGATAACGCCAAGGTTAGCGAAGACAACGCCAAGGCGAGTGAACTTGCTGCTGAAAACGCGCAAGACAACGAAGATAGGGCTAAAGAGTGGGCTGACCAAGCTGCTATAAGTGCCGGAGAAGCGGCGGTAAGTGCCGCTGAATCCAGTGACAGCGCAGATGAGTCGTTTATCAGCGCGAATGAGTCTGACCAAAGCGCAAAAGATTCTCAACAATATGCGGATGAATCCTTACTATCTGCGCAAAATTCACACTCTTCTATGCTTGAATCTCAAGCAGCCGCACAAGAGTCTGAGGACTGGCGTGACCAATCCGAGTGGTTTGCTAATAATGCGATACATGCCGGACCCTACGAACCTGTAAACCCTAAACTGTTGTGGTATAGAACCAGCGGTGCAGGTGCGGGGGCCACGTATTTTCATTACAAAGACAATAACAGTACACAGTGGGTTCCTATGTCACCCGCTGGTGGAGGTGGGTCTGGAGGCGGGGGAACAAACCTAGTAGATTATGTACAACGCCCTAACCCACAAAACCAAAACGTGTGGATGGTGTATAACGACAGCAGTCAGACTTGGGAAGATGCAGCTTTACACG